AATTGATCTGTTGAAAAAAGCGATAGAATACCTTGAATCTCATGAGTAGTTAGTCCTTTTTCTCACGTTTCTCATGTCTCTTTTTTAGTTCGGGATACATTTTGTACACTTTAGCCCTAATACCAGCAGGGTTAGGAGCAAAGTGGGCACGAGCAAGTGCATTGCGAGCGTGAGCAAGGTCAGGGATCGGAAACGAGTACGCAGACGCACCTCCTGATTTACCAGCAAAGTCCTTAGGCGCCACGTGTTTGTATTTTCCTGAAGATGATGAGCCCTTTTTCTTGCGCATCTTCTCTTCAACGCCACGAGCAACTTGTACGCCCTTGGCAACAGTAACCTTTTTCTTCATTACTACTCTCCTACAAATCTATACGTGCATCCAACTCACGGAGAACGACGATCCATCAGGTGACAAAGCAGATGCTAACGCCTTAGTTGTTCCTTCAGGAGCAATCATATTCATAGCCTCACAAGACCATGCAGGGTTATTTATCGCCCCTTTAATACCGTTGATCGAGCAGGTACATCCTGAAAGATAGATAACGGTAAAATCAGATAGAGGAAGCGTTTGATTGAGCCAGGGAGCTTCTACTATCCACTCTGCACAGACACGGTCCAGAATGGCCGGAGCTATGCAAGGGATAATGCTGTAGACCTTTTTAGTATGGTTCATAATCTCGAGAATAAAGAGATTCTGTGAAGCAGGCATAAAGCTGGTTAAAGGGTCATAAGTAACTGAAGCACTAATGGAATCACCCACTTCAACAGGAAACCCTACGATCTGGTTGCTTCCAGCAGGAAACATTTCGTACCATGCATAGTGAACTTCTTGACCATTTGACCAATCATGCTCTGTTCCAAGCTGTTCCACGGTTCTGCTTCCAGCCCCATCTATACCAACCCAAACCGAACAAGAAGTGTTTTCCCCCACGGCAACGACATTAGGAACAATCCATGCTCCTTCTACTTCAGTAACCTTGTGAAGAACCGGGTTAATCAGACTAGGCGCTGCCACATAGCCGCACCAGTTATTACTAGAAACGGTGGTATCAAAAAGATGCTTGCGAGAAGCTCTTTTTATCGGTTTAACATCACAAGCAAGATGCGTGTAGCCTTCATGAGTGTCAGCAGCGCAGCTCATAATGAGCGAGAATAAGAGTGCTAATGAGATCATAGATACCCTTCAGTATCAAATAGTTGATTCGTTCCAAATCCAAACTCGTTCAAACGACGTCTTGGATACTCGGTGTGGATTGCTCTTTCAGAAAGGTTGGCCATGGCTCTTGGATCCTCTTGGACCATTCCGCCTTCAGCCTTTTCGATACGACGACGTGGATCTACACCACGCCAGAACGAGTCTGCAACTTGCTGCGCTCTTTGATGAGACAGCTCGTCCATACGTCCTTCGTATACCTTCATTGTTCCGTACTCACCTTCAGAGCCGGGACGGGATATAGCTTTTCTAGACTTCATAGTATTCCTTTCAACCCGTGACATTTTGTCACGACCTGGATAGTCCGGTAGGGAAGGAGACAAGAAAGAACCGTGACCTTCCCCACCAGATTTTTTTAACGAACGCGAACCGTTTCTTCGAACATAAGGCGCTCATTGACGCGCTTTTGTTGTTTGGTGCGCTTCACTTGTATGTTGGCAGGTACACCCAATATCGCGTAGGCAATCTTCTTAGCCTTACCTGATATGCGTGGAATAGCTGGCATCATTACACCTTTTTAGGCATGAAGTGTTCGCGACGTTTATTGTCGTCATAATCCATCTGTCTATCAACCCCACGAATAGTGTCATCAAGCATTTCTGGTAAGTAGTTACCCATTACTGGATACGGCTTGATCATGACTTCTTGAGGCATGTTAGCAATCGCTGAGTGGTTCTCATGTATCATGCCAGCGTCTTGCATTTCTTGGCGTCTACGTGGCTCCATGCCAGCGTAGTGCTCACCATGGTGCATCCCAGAACTGTGATGTCTTTTCTTGTGTGCCATAGTCATTCCTTTTGGTAGAAACTGTCTCACCCTTTTAGGTGGACAACGTTATACGTCTAACTACCTGCGGCAGAACCATTCTGCTCAGGGCGTATTTCGCTCTTATTCTTACTAACATTAGGTTGGGAAGCAACTTGTTCCTGTTCCTTCAAGATCCTAGAAAGATTGACCAGCTTTTCTACGTGCGCTAGATCAATGCCTTCTATCTCTTTGAGAGCCTTGACCAGGTTCAGTAGACCAATCTCTTGATCCTTCACCGCAGCCGCACGACGTTCAACGGCAAGCGCCTGATTCTCTTGTACTCGACTCGTACGTTCAACCCCAAGTCCACGATCAGCCTCAGCACGAGCTTGTGCAAGTTCTGTACGAGCTGCTTGTTCTTGAAGAGCTGCCTGCATCTGTTGTTGCTGCATCTCAGCCTGTTGTTGTTGAGCCTTCTGCATGTTCTCGATAATGCGTTTCTTATTCTGAATCGTAGAGACTTCAAGAAGATCTTCACTAGTGATAGCAACGCCAGCTTCACGAAGCATAAGCATCTGAGCCATCTGCATCTGTTGCTGCGTTGAGGTGTTAAGCCCTTCTTCAACGACAGCGTGGTATTTACCAAACGCCTTGGAGTAGAACTGTGGCTGAGGCTCTTCACCTTCGAGGATCTTTTTAACCTTGCCTGGCGTGAAATTAGCCTGTACCAACTCGATCATCTTTTTACCCAAGAGCTTTTGAGACTTGTCTAGAAGATCGAAGATGCATTGCAGCGTGGTAGTAGAAGCTGATTGCTTAAGCATAGAATGGTAGCCAGAGAGTGTGTCTTTATTATCAAAGCCAAGAAGCTCATCAGACACACCAGCAACCTCTTGGATCTCTTTAGCCAGAAGCTCTGACAGTTGGATCATCGATGGTGGAATCTGTGGTGCTTGTATCTGAACTACATCGGTCATATTGGCATCAGACTTGAGCGCAAGACCTTTACCCTGTCCTGAAAGGAAAACATCCCGTGGATTAACAAGAGCATTCTCTTTGTAGATGTATCCACTATTGATCTGTGACTCGAGTATATCCAACTCCACAATACGTCTACGGTTGTAAAGATACTGTGCGTCCCGAAGTCCACGAACCATACCTTGGACGCGGAATGGCCAATAAGGGCTCTCAGGGTGGTAATACGTGAGTACAGGAACGAAGGGATAGGAGTCTATGCCCATAGGGATTGGACCGTCATACATAACTTTGGCTTGGACTACTATAGCAAGACGAACGGTTGGAATCTCTTGGTCAACCACGGTAACTTGTGGATAGGTCTGCAGAAAGTGCTTGAGTCTATCATCGTTGGAAGACTTCCACTCCATGGTCTCACCCGTTTGGGTATCGACCAGCATCTTTTGGGTTCTGTAGTCACGGTAATAATATTCGTCGTACGTAAGAAGATTCTTGAGTCCGTAATTATAAGATTCTGGCATATACTGGAACTTGCCGTCTCTGTTGTCATGACCCCACAAAGACATGATCTCTTCAGTGTATTCAGGTAAGAGAGCGATGCATTCACGCTTGGTTAAGTAAGAACGCTTCCAGATATAGTTGCAGTCACTCATATCCTGCTTGCGCATGTAGGGATCAACAAGGAAAGAGTTGTAGGCGCAGTTATCAACTTTGATGTTTCCTGAAATAGGATCCTCTCGGTAATCCATCCAGAGCTGGAGGAAGTTCATACCGGTGATTAGTGAACCTTGGAATGCTTCTGAGATCGTGTCTAGAACGCCTTCCTGATTGTTAATCCACATAAGTATCTTGGTGAACTGGTCAGCTGTTTCTGCATCTCCATTTTCAACCGGGGTACAGATGGTGGATTTACGATTGCGGCGCTGATGTCCAGAAACCATGTCGACAACGCGGCGAACTCTATTGAAATTGAAGTTCCTGCGTCTGTTGGCAGGCAGGTTCCCATAAAGATCGTTCCACATGGTCTGATCGCCAGTATAAAAGCGAAGATCAGTGTCAGCCTCAGCCCATTGTGATTGGTTAATGGTGATAGATTCAGCATATGCAGCTTCCATACGCGCCAGGATACCCTTATGGCGCTCGTCATAATATTGTGGCCCAAGCTGGGGGAAAAGCATGTAAGACCCTCCAAGAACTTTTCTTAGTTAACAGTAAGAAAATTCTAGGAAGATAAAGACAGGGAACAAAATCAGAAAGTAAAAACCCCGAGGTGCGAGACTCGGGGTAATCTAAACAGAGACTGGTAAAAGAATCACCAAAACCAGCGCCCAAAGCTTATGACTTATTCTTCGAAATGTGAAGCGATCTTTTTGTCCAAGTTGGAAAGTGAAGAGCGTATCTCTTCCATAAGATCCAAGTTGTCACACGTCACTTTCTCGGTGAACGTCATGCCGTAATCTTTGGCGTTTATTCTACAGGTTATAACGTATTTGTACTCAGTGAGGTTTTCGATCATTTCATACTCCTTTTTAATTGAGCTTCTTTTAATTTATACGCTGATTCTATTGCTAGTTTGAGCGAGTATTCAAGCTGATAAAGAAGTCCTTCTTCAATGGACTCCTTTATCTGGGGAGACACGTGTTCTTGAGGTTCCTTAAAGGAATCAAGGCTAAGTTGCCCTTGAGGAGCAACCTTCTCTTCTGGCTCGAACTGAAGAAAGTCCTTATCGTCCAACTCTTCAGGATTATCCTTATCTCTCTGTTCTCTGCCTAATCGATAAGTCTCTTTGCGCTGATCACGCCCACATTTCATGCACTGCTTGCTCTCTTTAAACGCACATGGGCTCATCCATTGGATTGTCCTTCTACAGTCGCACTCGACAAGCCACATAGTTTTGCCGTCTCGCACCTCAGACGATTTAAAGTTCCACTTTCCCATTTCCGCTTTTATTGGCTTCTTATCAGTCACTTTTCTGGCTGCCATTCTGGCACTCCCTTAATTTAGTTTTTCTTTCCATCTCTCTTCTAATAGCTTCTTAAAGAGAACGGCATTATCAACTTCTCGTGGAAGATCTACTTCTTTTGCCAACTCAATGTAGAAGTCTATGGGTACAGCTATGCTAAAATCCTTACTGTGATCTATATAAGGAACGTTTCTATCATTGCAGATCTTTGCAGCAGACTCGGCAGCTTCAGGACGCTGGAAAGCAGGAGGACAACAGTACATGTCTCCCGTTTTGACGTCTATGATGCCACGCACTTTACCTGTCTTACTACATTCGAAGTGAACGGTCTCAAGAGTATCTCCATGCTCATAAGCGGGATGATTATGCATTACACCTTGATGCATCCCATTTCTGAGCACAGGAGTATCAGGCCCCTCTTTGAACTTAGGATGATGCCTTCTAACCATCTTTTGGGTGTATGTATAACGCCCTTTTTTACATCCAGCCATCGTCTCTCCTACTTATGGCAAGAGGTAACTTTTCGACCACTGCTCTTGTAGGCCTTATAATATCTCTCATACAGATCTATAGACTCCTGTGAGCCCTTAGAATCTGTCTTCCAATTGTCGCAAAGATGATGAAGCGAGCTAAAAAGAGCTCCAATCATGACTTCTCTTCTAATATAGTTGTCGATAAGGTGTTGCAACTCATTAATGTTCTTAGAACCCGGAACTAAACTCCTACAGTCTTCTTGAGAAGCATCACACTCCTGCGCTGCTTGCTCTATAGCGTCGTGAAACTGCCTTGCAATTCTATCTACTTCGCATAGACAGAGCGTATTCTTGGACTCCACTATCCGCTTTATAGACTCATCATGCTGTTCCCGATGGATCTTATCCCATCCAGGACCACATGCCCATAGCGCCTTAGCCCAAACTATTCTGTACTTAATACGCTTCACCAGATTCTCTATCATAGTGACCTTTCAACTGAGTGATTGTGACCGTTGACTATCTGTTCTTGCAGCCTTACGAGCAGGGGATCCAGAAGGATTCGGAGAACGTCTTCGAACTGTCGGGGACTTGGCATCATCTCTGGTAGGAATAACTCCTTGAGAGACTGTAACCTTGATATCTCCCTGATCTACTAAAGAGCTTACAAGGGTAATGAAGACGCCATTGCTCAAAGTGATCTCATGCTTTTGGCGCTTACTGGTCATACTGCTGTAGAAGTTAACGAGCGTAACTTTCTCTGCTGCATTACACGTAGCAAAGAACATACATAAAAATAGAATTCGCTTATTCATTTTGTCTCCGCCATTTTCTGTATGGCTCTATGTGTCTGCCAATCCCTTCTCTCCCTCACGTATCCGCCAACCAGGAGCAGTATTACTAGAAGCCCTATAAATACTCTTACAAGAATATCTTCCCAATTCATCTCATCTCCGTAAAATGGTTACCATTCATGTCCTTTAGGCTGCTCTGGAAGATAGGCCCAATGAGTGACCTCATCGTCTTCATACTTTCCTCCACCTCCCGTCTGCCACGTATTCTCAGGGTATATATAATATAAAATCTTATACCCAAATCTTTGCGAATAAGTGAGGACATATTCGTATTGAAGTTCTCCAGAAGGCTTCTTCTTCTTACAGTCATACCATTTATGCTTCTTTGCAGAAGTAAGATACTTCATCCCCATCTATCTCATCTCCGGTAAATCGTCCCTGAATACTGCTGGCATATTATAATTACTCCCGTACACAGTCTGCATGTATCGCCTATCCAACTCAGAAGCATCAGCCTTATCAGACACTTTTGGCAAACTAATGCATAGATATCGCATAGCGTCAGCAAAATGTGAAGACCAATCGTGAAGTGGATGAGCGGCATAGACCTTCCGTTTATGGTCATACTCCTGTCTATAGTTCTCAAGAGCTTTGATGAGTGGGGCACAAGCCTTCTCATCGATCCAGAATTTGCCCAAAGACGAACGAACCGACTCTATCCCGTCTTCTACACTGATCTGAGGCGCTACGGTGAACTGTATGCCCAATTCTTTCGCCTTTTCCCAACGAGTCATACCAGATCCAAACTCTTTAACGCGGATGTCATGAGGAGCTATGTGCTTACCCCATTGATACGGCTGCTGTTTAAGGACAGTTGTGTAGTGCTCAAGCCCTACTTTGCTGTTCTCGTAACACCAGATTATGCGGATACTCATTCCTATAATCTGAAACGCTATGATTGAGGTATTGTCACGCACGCCGATATCCCAGCAAGAATGGACCGGGAATCCGTTTTCCCACGGAACCATACTAATCTGGCCTCTGGTTCTCATCTTATCGATATAGCGAGCGTAATAGCTTCCCTCCACACCAAGATCCCAGCTCGTGTAGTACTCCTGTTGGATCATGTCGTCACTCATTTCACCAAGAGCACGCTCACGTTCAATCTCATGCAGGTTGATGTGTCCCGTGTCCAAGACAGTAAGCTTCTGTGAGAACCAGTCATCTGAGTTGGAAGCAACCTGAAAGAGATCATAGAGGTGGTTTCTACCACGTGGAGTGGATAGGAATACAGCAATACCATCATTGGCGGTTAGGATTGGACGGATGTATTGGTAGGCTCTTGGATCTTGGAGTGCATACTCAGAGAAGATACAAAGTTGTGGATTGGTTCCCATAAGGGAATCGTAATTGTCAGAACCAACAACTTGGATTATGGACCCGTTTAAGAGCTTGATCTTGAGTTCCTGGTGGTTGGTGGATGCTATCAGCGTAGGAGGAATAAAATCCAGGATCCTCTCTCCGGTATTCGTGATGCTATCAAACAGTACTTTCCGGCCCTGATTATACGTGGGGAATATATAATAGATTACTTGTACTTTCCTCAGCGCTGCTCGTATTGCTAAATTAAAGGCTGCAATATCTTTGCCTGCTCGGCGAGGCCAAATAAGAAGCACACGCCTGTATCCCTTGTTCTCTACCGCATCAAAGAACGGCAGTTGGTACGGCCGGGGCTTAAAGCGGTTGAGGTGAATCTGTTCTGCTACCTTCACGACTCTCCTTTTTTAGAGTCTTACTTGGCTGACTTAAACCCACAAACTGGACAGGCTCTTACCTGCCATTCACCCGTGTACTTACAATGCTTCCAAGTGGATGTGGGTAGCTTGGCAAACATGTGGATCCTGCAATCATCTTTCTTAGCGCAAGCGGTGAGAACCATAGGCATTGCTTCTCGCTTGATACACAGCAGGTATTTCTGCTCATCGCAGATATGCGTTATTTTCATACAATTCCTTCACGGTGCTTCTTTATTCTTTCTTTACTCAATTCGTAATACTTCTCGTCTTTCTCTATTAGCAGGTAGTTACGCCCACTATTAATAGCCGCTATTGCCGTAGTCCCTGAGCCGGAACAGTTGTCCAATACCAAATCACCTTCGTTACTATAAGTACGGATAAGCCACTCAAAGAGGGCAACTGGCTTTTGGGTGGAATGGATAAGCTTCCCGTAATCTCTTTTGAATTTCTGCACAGAACGTGGATAACGGTCTCCTTTAAGATTGATTGTGGGAGTTCTAGAGCATTGGCGTTGATTTGTGGAGGAAGGGCGTAGATTTAGTCTAATATACGCTCGCTTACCTTCAGTTTTCTGTGGGTTATAAATAGCCCTTTGCTCACAAAACACGAGAATGTTCTCATGGACACGCATTGGAGCTCGATTGGCCTGGAGTGGATTGGACCCATTATCCTTTTCCCATATAAGCTCATGCCTAAACCACTTGGGATTACTCATAATCAAACGAGCACCAAAAGGCATAGTTGCTGTGAGAACTATTACACCACCAGGCTTTATAATTCGCCTATAGAGAGCCCAAAGGGTATCCAAATCTATAGGACTATCCCACTTACACAGGGTGATACCATATGGCAAGTCACAAAGAATCAGATCTACAGACCCATTTTCGAATGACTGCATTACTTCTAAGCAATCGCCAAGGATCACCTCATTTGTCCTCATTCTTCTCTTTCACTTCTTTAGTGTCTGGCATCTTCTCGATGATCACGATTCTCTGTTGGTTATCCTGCATCTCTTTAGAAAGCTCTGCTTCAAACTTACGAGCTTTGCGATACTCAGGATCAAAAGCAGCCTGGGTTCTTGCAGCCCAGGACGAATCAAACTTCTTGGTCAATGCTCCATGGTCTCTTCTAATAGCGATACGCTGTAAGGCAGTCTCGTGTGCTTCTCGCAGCTCTTCAGAGCGATCCACAAAGCGGTAATAATCAACTTGGCGTATACCATTATCCAGATAGAAAGACTCTATGCGGGTGGAAGTATCCTTGAGACACCACTTCTGCAGGTCTTCTGCAAGGCGGACTAACCAGGAATAAGGGACCGGCTTCATCTTAAAAGTTTGCAAGTCGTAATAGGTCTCAAATACACAGACCTTCTTCCTAGGTTCCCTATCTGGATCTTGTTTAACTATAGGATCACCATTAGTCATTTTACGTTTGGATCGTACGCTCATATATTTCTCCAATAGTTATCTCGGTCTGCGGATGGGCACTAAATACCTTAATTGCGTACAATTCAGCAATCTGGCCATCATCCTGGAATATAACACCGGTCTGCTTCATTGCGTCCAGTATATACTTGACATAATTATCGATATCAGGCTTAAAGAAGTGGTAATACTTACCCTCTATAGGCGATGGTCGTTTATGCGTTACTCGTCTGCAATGATCAGCACGTAGTGGTATAGAGAAGATAAATCTGATCCGTAAGGGACCATAGAACATGCGCTCATCTTCGTGCTGCTTGATAAGCTCTATGCCCGTTACCAGCTTCTCCTGCTTCTGCTGGTCGTAGATCACTTTACGGTTAAAATTCGCTCCGCACCTCTTCCACGGGATTGGCTCCCACGGTAGTAGGTAGGTCTTGATTAGGGGATGCTCCTTGGGCGTCATTACTCTTTCCTTCTTCTAAGAGTTCTCTCATCAAATGAAGGCCTTCCTGTAATTCTCTGGTAAGAGCACGTGGACTTGTTGGTCCAAGCTCGATCTCCCTTTTTAGGTCTTTATACCAAGAGTTCCAATGATTCTGCATGGTTTCCAGAAAGGAAAGAGACCACGCAATAATTTCTTTATCTCTGTCTTGCCACTCTTCTTTCTTCCACTCATCACTCAAACCCCACTTCCTCTTTGCCTCTTCTATCGTATTCTCCAACGTCACTACAGCGAGAGCTTCAAACTCGCTTAAATTTGGCTTCAGCCGTAAGTTTTGCAAAGTATCGAAGTTTCTGTCAAGCGTTTCTTTTTCTTTTTCTGTAATCGATCCTTGTTGCTCCACAACAACGTTAGCAGCTATATCGAAGTTCTGTATAGCATCTATCGCCTGTTGTGCGTTACGAGCATTACGTTTGAAGTATTCGCAGTAAGGGATAAATCTATTCCACCCACAATGATCAGGTTTACCCAGCTTCAACCAGAACTTGTGTGCCTCGCCTTTCAGAACACAATACGCTTTGTCTATGTCTGTTAATTCTTGTTTCGTAAACTTTTCCTTGCTGAAATGTGTCACTTTTGCTGCCATACTTGCTAGTCCAGCGCTAGCCAATGCTCCAGCATTTTGAGAATCCAATCCAAATCCAGTTGCCGACGAACTGTCGACATCTTGTCGGCGTTCGATGTACTCCTTATCCACCGGAGCATTGTGTGTCTTGTATAACTCTTGGACTAGGGTTTGGTTTGGAGTTTCACCAAGACGAGCACTCTCTTTCAAACAGGTGGACACAAAGAAGGAGAATGGGTCCTTCAGCTTCTTCACATCGGTGCTCTTCATGAGATTGTCAGCGTACCGAATCACTCTGTCTGAGAACGCTTGTAAGCGAATCTTGCCCCATTGGGTGAGTTTGAGTGATCTCACGTCGTTTATTGACTGCCTGTCTGTCATACTACTGCCCCTTTTTTGTGGCTGTTGTTTGTAACTCTCTCTAACAGTTGGAGTTTGGATAACTTGGATAAGGGATGGACTTGGATTTATAGATAAATATTGGTTTGGGAAGTAACAATCCCTAGTCTCTTCTCCTTTTAACTTATATTGTAGGACACCAGGTTCGGACACAGGATTTGGTGTTACTAATAGTGCAATAGAGAAGAACATACTTTTAAAAGTTCTATACAGATTGTAAACACGCTTCATGTTCCGTTTAGCACGGTTGGTAATACGGTAGGTACACGTCTCAAACAGAAAGCCGTCTCGTCTGGCATAGGACAAGAGACCCAGTTCCTTAAGTTGAGCTTTGTATCGACGGATGGTTCTTGGATCGCAGCCGAGTATGGATGCTAACGTTTCTTCAGACCTGAACGATGCCCCTAATCTTCTACAGTCCCTATTGATAAGCATCAACAGCTGAAGTGGACCCATAGACAGGGCAGAAAGTGCGGCGGGAGTAATATTTTCTTGCAATATGTGGGAGGTCTGGTAGGATTTGTTTATTAACAAAGTGACCTCCGGTTCGGGTTCCTATTGGATTTAAACCTCGCTCTTGGATTCATTTGGTTCTTTCAATTGTTAGACTCAGCTTGCCCTGCGAAAGTTCGCTGTATCTAATAGGTGGATAAAAAACATGAGTAAGAATAAAGGTTCCTAGCCGCACTGGCAAGACCTTTATACAATCGAAGCAAAGTTTCCTTAAGTTGAAGCCATCTGCCTTACCAAAATGCGGTGGCTTCTCGTCTTTCTAAAGCACTTCGGCAATGGGGATCTTAGGATCCCTTTTTTACTTCTTAAAACCTTCAGAAAAGTGTATACTTAATTAAAGAGAAAAAGTTATCTTTTAAGGAGGGAGCAGTGAAGTTGAAAGAAGCGTACGAAGCACTTTTTGATCAGGGTCCTACTGCTAAAAAGAGTCCCAACAGCAAGAAATTCCCCTACAGAGTCTGCTTTGATGTGCCCGAAGCCATGTACAAGAAGTTCAAACTACTTGCCGTAGCCAAGGAAAAGACCATCCAGAAACTTGCCTTAGAAGCAATGAGCGATAAGTTAGCAAAAGAGATAGACAACCAATAACCCTTTACTCATGAAAGCGAACCCGTGGAACAGAACGACATCACTAAAATGCTCCAAGCCTTCAACGACCTCTGGAGCAAGAAAATAGAAGTAGACGTATTAGACAGAATCAAGCCTCCAGTTGTTCATGATCCGTATCAAAGTGATACGTGTAGCGAACTGTGCATGGCATTCGCCAAGGCTCAGGGAGAATTCCCTACCATCGGCCATAACAGAGACAACGCGTTCTTTAAGAGCAGCTATGCTGATCTCCATGCCATTGCTAGCGTAGTCCGTCCTATTCTATCCAAACACGGTCTATCTTATACGCAGTTCACCGTCGTTAAAGACGCAGGAGAAGTCATTCTCCACACCAGACTTATGCACACCAGTGGTCAATGGATTGAAACCAGAAGCAGAATCATACCGGAGAAAGGTGATGTTCAATCATATGGAAGGGCTGTCTCCTATCATAAACGTTATGCCCTTATGGGTTTACTTGGCCTTACTGCTAGCAATGACAGTAGCGATGATGATGCTGAGGGTTTGATGGAGAAGCACAGGACCCTTGCTCCAAGCTCTCCACACCACTACGACCCTAAAAAGCAGTCTCCCACTACTATCACTAAAGAGCAGGTAGAGGAATTGGAGATGGAGTTGGACGGCTATCCAGACTTGGCTAAGGCATTCCTACACGCTATGAAGATCGAGGAGCTTTGTGATCTTCCTCAAAGCATGTATCATGATGCCCGAAGAAAGATCTTGGAGAGAAAAAAGACTCTCAATACACCTACCAAATAGTGAGGCCTTATGCTGAACCGTATAGAAAAGTACTGCGCTCCTACACGGTTAGATAAAGAGCCACAAGGATCCATTTGGAGACACAAAACCGACTCCGATAAGGACTTAATACTGTACGTTCAGACATCCGACAACAAGGAGGCTCCTGAGTGGGTAACACTCGGGGACCTCCTCTCCAAAACCATGCAAGACAAAGTATTCGATGCCAAGTTCATGAAGGCCCAGATAGAAGCGTACAGAAACCCAGGAGAATAGAGTGGCAAAAAGACATATCATCCCCAAGAAGTATCTCAAACTATTGCTAGAAGAATTGCTGCGGGATAAGCCAAGAAAAGAACAGCTCTTCAAGGATCTTAACGAGGTTATGGAGCCTATCAATCGGTTAAGGGACCACATGGAGGTCATGAAGAAGAGGCTCGTTGATCTAGAGCAGTACGCCAAAGACGACCCTTATCTACGCAT